TAGGAGAGATCGACTTCACTCAAGATTCTTCTCGTATGACTATTAAGAAGCTGTGTTCTATACCCATACTTCATCAGTTCTCCAATTTTTCTGCTTCGAACGCCAACTTGGAAATCCCTTGCCACCCAGTTTACAGAGCTAACCAAAATGAGAAAGTCATAGACGGAGACACGTATGTACGACCAGATTATCTCATGCTCTGCAATGACTTACACATGTATTGGAGAGGCACTCTGTTGTACCACTTCAAGTTTGTTACTTCCAGCTTTGTTACAGGGAGGATCCGCATAAGTTTGATGAACGAAGACGTGCCTGATGAGAGTGGAGGAGATTTCCCTGCCATACTTTTGAACATAAATGGAACCACGGAATGTACAGTTAAAGTTCCTTTTATTCACACTTACCATATGGCAAGAACTCAACCAGCGGCAATAACCACTAAGTTATACATACAGTGGGAATCGCCACCCATAAATTCAGGAGGCAGCGAACCAGTGGTAAATATGCTCGTGTTCAGATTTGGTGGGCCAGATACGGTATTCAGTTCTCCCACAACCTACCAATTTGAAGGAGTAGGAAATAAATTGGTTCGCAAACAAAGTCGCCTTAGAGACAGCGTTAAGAAGCAGATAGTGTCGTTCACTCAGGAAGATAGGATGGTATATTGTAAGGGTTACAGTGTGTCATCGGCGGGAGACAAAATTAATGATTATCTCAAGAGTTACTCTATACGCAACACCTCACTACCGAACCGCACCTACGATTTGTTCACGTTCGAAGGACCGGATTGGTTTGAGGTTGGAGATATTGAGCCCCAATTAGCTTTTGCTAGTATCTTCAAATACGTGAGAGGAGGAGTAAGAATATCCTGTATCAACACTGTAAGCACCACACCTAATTTCATCACACCCAGCCTGAATTTGAATTCGTACAACCCAGGAGCTGGAATCTATGTCAATTTGCCCGACGAAAATAGACTTAGCGTGATAGAAATTCCCTACTACTCAGAAGCGCCCTACATACCGAAAACCAGTAATCCCAAGTATAGGTCGCCATATAACCCACAACACGTCGTGCCAGCTCTGGCTGGAAATGCCGCATTTACGTTAACAGCAGCGGCGGATGAGAGAGAAATGTTCATGTTGCTCCCTCCAACGCCCTATTTTGTGCCGGCACCCCAGAGAACAAAACCTAAGCAACTCAAGAAAGAGAAAGAGAAGGTACCAACCACATAACCTTCTTGCAGGTATGCTTAATATGTG